GCTGCCAAATCAAAAGTAGATAAAGCAAAAGATGATCTAAAATCAGCAGAGCAAGATAATCCTTTTGGACAACAAATGGCAGACCCAACAGCGACGCCAGATACGGCAGCTCCAGCAGCAGCTACCACTCCAGCAGCAAAACCTCAAGAAGGCGTTCTTTCCGGATTGGGAGATTTAGGCGATAAAGCTAAGTCAGCTTTAGACGGCGTAATGGGCAAATAATTAAGCGCTAATAATTAAAATAGTTATATTATGAATATTTTTTGATAAAATATATCAATAATAAAATATGTTGTATAGATTTTGTAAGTTAAGGTGAAAGTATTGTCGTTTTTACGATATAAAAATTAGGAAATAAAATGTCTTTAAAATTATTACAACCAGGCGGACAACCCATTGGTCAATTTGACGGTCTTGATACTGAAGTGTTAACTCTTATGGGAGGCGAAGTTGTTACTTTCGCTTCAGTCGTAGCAAATACTGATAAAGCAGCTTTCGACTCTTTCGATGGTTATGCAAATCCAAACAAGCGTACCGTTGTTACTCGTACAGTCGGCGCAACTTCTCGTCCATTAATGTTAGCTGACGAAGGCGTCACTGGATATGGAACTTTATTCGGAAGTGTAGTTGGCGGAACCGTAGGTCAAGTAACTACTGGTGGTGTTGTTCTTGGACCTCACACTGCAACTGGTTCTGGCAAAGTAACTTGCTGGGATAAGCCAGGTCTTTATGCAGTTTCTCTTGACGGCGCTTCTGATAGCGACGCAGCAGCAGGATTAAGACCAACTAATGCGTCTTTATCTGCAGGTTCTCCTCTTTATGTAACAGCCGCTGGTCTTTTGACTCCAACTTCTTCTCGCGCAGCAGGTGGTACAACTGGTACTCTTTGTGGTCGCTTTGTAGATTTTGATACCAACGGATCTTTGGTTACTACTTCTAACAATATGCTCGGTGCATTAAGAAGCTTTGCATTTGCAACCTTCTACTTCAACCCAACTGCCTAATAATTAAATGTCTTATAGATTGATTTCTATAAGACATTCTATCGCACGTAAGCGCGAGGCTGGTCTTCCGGCAAATAATTCCTATAAATAATGGAGATTCCATGAATATGTTTTCTAATCAGGGGCAAATGAACGCCTCTTCTCTTAAAGACGCTCTTCAAACATTGGTAAAATATGCCGCTGTTCTCGAAGAGAATACCCCATCAAATATGGGACTTGCTGGACAAGTTTCTTTGAGTGATGACAAGCGTGATGAGCTTATCTCTCGCGCTATTATGACTCAAGACGGAAAAATTGCATTAGCGCAAGCGATGGCAAACCCAATCCGTAGAAACTTAGATTACCATGGAATTGCACGTCGTGCATTAGTGGTCGATCCTCTTCCACAAGGCGCAATGCCAACTTACGATAGAGATATCGACGTTGCAGCTGTCGTTATTTCAAGCAACGGTACTGGTCCAGAGTCAAGAGTATTCGGTGACAGAGTTGTCGTTCCTGAATTCGAAGTTTATGCGAACCCAACTGTTCGTATCGCAGAAGTCAAACGTCGTAGATTCAACGTTATCGACCGTGCAGTTCAAAAAGCTCGTCAAGAGATCATGGCTCAAGAAGACGCGAACATTTTCGCAGCTTTAGACGCCGCAGCTTCAGTCGAAAACACTTTAACTGATATCGCAGATGCAGGTCTTCTTAAGAGAGACTTAGTTGAGATCAAACAACAAATTGATCGTTGGGACTTAGTTACGACTAAGTACTTCATGAATATCAACGAATTTACAGACATCCTTAAGTGGGGCTCTGGTGGTGGTCAAGGCGTCGGCGGTGGCGAATTCGATCCAGTAACAATGCGTGAAGTTCTTCAAACTGGTCTTTATGCCCACATCTGGGGAACTGACATTATGGTTAGCAAGATTGTCCCACCAGGAACGATCTATGGCGCGGCCGACCCAGAATTCGTAGGTGTTATGCCAATTAGACAAGATATCGAAGTTCTTCCAGCCGACGAACCAAAACAACTTAAGTTAGGTTGGGTTGTTTCTGAAATCATCGGTATCGCTATCGTTAACCCTCGTGGTGTCGCAGCAGGTCGTAAGTCTGTTGTTGTTGGAGCTTAATTAGTTCTAATTAGATAAAGGTGTTGAAAAGGCTCATAGGAAACTATGAGCCTTTTCTTTTTTGTAGCATTTACATATATATTAATATTTTGATAAATGTAATAATCTCGCATAATATTTGACACATCTCCCTACGAAAGCATTTTGCGCATGAAAATAAACACAATTTCAGAGCTATTTCAATTGATTTCTAGCGGAACGCAAGATCTTCCAGCTAGAAAAGCTGCTATTAAGCTTAGAAAATTGGGCTTTAATACTTATTCTTCAGATAATGGTTTTACTAAATTAGCATTTGATACTCGTAGGATTAATCAAGAAACAGAATATAATCCTCGTCGTGGTTTGCAAAACTATCAACGAAGTGAAGGCTTTCTTTCTCAAGCAATGGGCGAAAAATTAAAAAGTTTTGCTAAATTAAGAAATGTATTGGTAAATCTTAAAAGTGAATTTGGCAAAGATCATGAATGGCAAGATAGCAATGCTCGTGTCCTACTATCTACTCTTGATAAAGGGTTAAGGACGGAACAACAAGATGGTGATTATTCTGATGCGCAACCGGCTCAGGGAAGTTTAGATTATATCGAAGAGCTATTACAGGTTAGATACCGTTTAGGCTTCGAAGAAATTAATAAATTAGCTGATAGAGATTTAAAGCGTGTAATTTTATCCAAGGATGAAGAGTTAGTTCATAAGGACGTAAATGTTGCGTTAGAGATTAAAAAGGGCGATGTAGCGGCGCAATCTTATGATACATTAATGGAAAAATTGTTTGGTAATGTTAGAGCTTCTGCGGACTGCCCTGAAGTTGAACGCACTGTGACGATCACAATTAAAGACAAATTTGTGGAGAAGTAATTATGGGAATGAATAGTTTCGCTCCATTCGCGCCACATTGCCCACAATTTGTTGTCAGAAATATATGTTCCGATAGAAATAAGACAATTAGTATTTTTTTATATCCAATTAATTATGGTAAAGAGAGAAACTTGCTTGACATTCGCGGAATTTCTGAAAGCGATATTAGAGCGTCTATTCTTAAGGGCGAGCTTAGGCATAAATTTTTAGCTGGTGATATTGAATTAGTTTATAGTGATATTGATTTGTTGCAATTTAGCACTTGTGAAAAAGAGTTTCTTGCCAGTATAGGATTTACGACTGGAATTGAAATAGGACCTGCACAATTAGGCAATGATGCAATAGCTTATATTGATGGATACATTTCTCAAAATCATCCTATTGGAACTCCAGGTCCACAAGGTCCGCCGGGACCACAAGGACCTACTGGACCGCAAGGTCCTCCAGGGTCTGGTGGTTCTGCATTAGATTATGCTTGGAGAGAAAAAATTACACTTATTGGTATGAAAAACAAAATCAATAAAACATTTTATACGCCAGATAAATTTATAAATGGACCATATTCTGGTAATGTTTTCAATATTACAATTGAACATAATGGCAAACAGTTATATGAAAATATTGATTTTACTATTGGCGAATCATCTGGTGCAGGAACAGGTTATGACACTATTAACATATTTTCTTTTACACCAAATGCAAATAGCTTATTATTTGCAACATATGTAGTTAAAATTTAATATAATTTATACATAATCGAACATTCTATGTAAGAATAGCAAGATAAACAATAGGTTTAAACCCTAGTCTTAACAATAGGATATAAAAATGGTTGCTTATACACGAAAAAATGCTTTAGACCAGGCGTTAGATATTGCTGGTTCTTTATTACAATCTGCTACAAAGACATTAACAGATGAGCCAGCTGGTTATGGTCAAGCAGTTTCTGGTCAAACAGGAGCTGACGGATATGTAACTGCTGTTGCTTCAGGCGTTGATACTTTTGTAAGTGCAACGGCTGTATTTAGTGCACAATCAGTTGGTAAAATGTTAACATTAGTAGATGCGGCTCATCCCGGCAATACTGGAACATTTTTAATCGTTGCATTTAACTCATCAGTATCTGTTGATATTTCAAATGCAAATCCAGGTGTTGTTGATGCGGTTAATCCTATTGTTTGGACTGAAAGAGATTCATATACTTTAGAAGACGATGTTAATTTCGTTCGTACAGATCGTAAATTAATTAAGGGAACGACTAATTTTTATGATGCAGTTCCAACTTATACTCGTCCAACTAATACATTAGATTCTTCTGTCCCAGCCAATTTAACAAATATTGCGGGCAAGACTTTAGACGCTCATGCGTGGGTTGTTAATAGACTTTTCCATGCCGACCCAGTTCTTGCTGGTGACGGATATTCTACAATTTCTGGTGTTCCTGGCACTTTCCCATATGCTGACGCTGTAGATAGAACCGGCGTTCCAGTATGGGATGGATTTGATGCAGGAAATTGGGAAACTACTTATGTTGAAATTATTGATCCATCAACTTCAAATTATTTAGTTGCTCGCGGTGGCGTTCAAGATGGATATAGAATTTTTGGAAGAACCCGTCAAGGAACTACTGGCGTAGAAGGAACTTCCATTGAAGTAGAGTTCTTTGCAGTTCCATTTGGAGATCCAATTTCTTCTTCCGCAACATATGCTTGGGATGCAACACAACCAAATTCTGTTGATTACTACTATGGATTCCGTGAGAGAGCAGACAATTTAACTGAAACTGCTTTTAGAACTACATTGACTAATGGTTTATTTGCAGATACTTCTGGAGCTGTAAATACTACTAATATCAATAACATTCTACCACTATTGGAACTACTGTTGGTAATACTTATTTAACCGGATTAACCAATACTGGTACATATTTCCCATTTAATAACTTACCAGACGCGACGCCATCGGTTACAGAGGCATTTAATACATTAAATAGCCAAATTGGCAATCGTACTTATACTGGCGGAATTTTAAGTGATGGCTATACCATTACAGCATCTTTGCAACAGCTTGCGACAGCGTTATCAGCAGCTAATTTCGTTAGAGTTGTTGAGAGATTAGCATCTGATATCCCAGCAAATACTGCGCACACGCTTCCATCTGGATCTTATACATTAGATCCAAGCCATAGCGGACAAAACCTAGTAGTTTATACTCGTGGATTATTAAGAGACCCAGGACCAGTTGCTGGCAATAATGATTATGCTGAAACCAGCTCAACTTCTGTTACATTCTATTCTAAACAAAAGGCTGGAGATCATATCAATTACTTTATCTATGCCTAATTGATATTAAATTAAATTTAATGCCGCTAGTCGAAAGATTGGCGGCATTTTTTATTGATATATTATTAGTTATGAATAAACCAGATTTAACAATATCTCAAGTAGAAGAGCCTGCTGGTAGGTGGTGTTCTTCTGGGCACATACCACCTGAAACATTTAAAGTTGATGGGGTAGAGTCTCCTACCCGATTTTTTAATGTTTCAGGTAATGGGGTTGAAGGCGTGTTTTGCGCAGTTTGTTTAACAGCAGCAAATTATATTTCACAACAACAAAAGAAAGCGAATAAATAATGGCTTACGCAGAAGATTTAGTTAAATTAAGAAAAAGAATGTTAGATGCGATTACGGCTGGCGTTGTAGAAGACAATGTAAAAGATTTTTATGAAGCAACTTTAATTCAGATTATGAATGAAGCAGAAAAGCAACGCCAGACTTGTTTGGCAAGAGCTGAAGATATGCGCCGTCAGGCTGCGGTAGCAGATGGTCAAGCCCATGCTTTTACACAAGTTAGCAGCATTGTTTATAGCGTTCTAAATGGATATATTATGGTGGCAGAGAGGCAGCAACGAGAAGAGGCTGAGCGTGCAGCGGAAAATGCCGAAAAAGAGGCTGATAAGGCGGCAGCTTTAGAGGCAGAAGCATTATTAAGCGGATCTGAAGAGTCTAAACCTCGTAAGAAAAAATAACACATTTCTTTTCGTATAATATTCCTGTATCTATGATGAAATGTCGATCCGTAAAGAAGATTTAGCCGATTTAGATATTGTTGATGCCCTAGAACTCGCCTCTGATGGCTATGGAATTAACAGCATATTTTTAAATACGCTTACAATATCAACTACATCCAGCACCGGAACTGTCGTCATTTCTACGGCTACAGACGGTGAAGGTATTTTATATTCTAAAGACCATCCAGTTAATAATAATGATATCGTATGGATTTATGCCACATCTGGTGGCGGAGGTGATGGATATTATACGGTAAAAAATATCTTAACAGACACTACCTTTACTGTTAATGAGATAATTGGCGATTCAACAGATGGATATATTCAATTTAGATATCCATCTGGGGCTTTAAGCGTAGGATATGATCCTAATCATAATGCAGTTAATTTAACTGCGAATAATGTTCAAGATGCTATTGATCAATTAACATTTAAGATTAGTAGCAGTGTAGCTGGTGGTGATTTAGATGGGTATTATCCAAATCCAAAAGTAATTGGATTACAAACACATCATATTCAAGATATATTGCCAACTGATGGCTATGTATTAACTTGGGTATCTGCAAATAATGAATGGGAACCTAAACCATCAAGTAGTTTGGGTAGTGGTTTAAATCCATTAGAGCACGAAACACTGCGACAACTTATACACCTTGCAGACGGTGTTGGTGGTCCGTTTGAGGGATTTACATCTGGCGCATATAGAGAAATTTCTGGTAGCCATTTAAATCCATCATCAATTACTTGGTATACCAATAATACAAAAACGGCAAAGATAGCAGACAAAATTATATTATATAATGGTGCGCTGAGACCATATATAATTCAATGGCAAGCATATAGCACAGATGGATCTACTGTTCTTGCAACAGTTACAGATACAATTACATATAATGCAATATTTGAAA